TCAGCGTCAAATCCATCTAAAAAATCGAAATCTGCCATATATCTATTTATACTTTCTTACCTGCCTTCTTTGCTCTATGAGTCTTTATTACCTTATCAATTTGTGTGTCTTTTACTGACTTTTTACCATATTGGTTTGCCAATGCACTTGCTGGGTGAGCGTCTGTAATTTTTGATAATACATCTTTCCATCCACTATCAGTTTTACTATCTATATGACCTACACTTGATACTATATTTACTTGTGTTGGTGGTAATATTTTAATATGTTTCTTCTTAATAAACTCTTCCATTTCAGAAATAGACATTAAGTCTGTGTATTCTTTTTTAGTTCTCTTATTATAAAATCTATAAGTTGGCATTTATTCCCTCACTAAACCATTGTGGAATGTTTGTTTTCCATGTAGCAAAATCCTTCTTGTATTTTACATAGTAATCTCTATAAGCGATAATACTATCTTCATTCTTTACATCATCAGGCATTGCTTGTGTCGGTTGATTAAAAGGAATATTTAGGGGAATATTTTTAGGGGGATTCTTCAACAAGTCTTTTAACAATGTGTATGACTTATGGTCTTTGCCATATCTTAATTTAAATTCATCATGTAAATAAGACCACATCTGATATAACCAGTTATAGTTATAAGCATTATTTCGAACCCATACTGCACTCGGGTGATTGTAATGACACGCTTTGTAAATAGTTTTTTCTTCGTTAGCATTCTGTAATTTATATCTCTTAATGTTTCTACCTGCTTTTGTTTTACCTTGATACATAACGCCGTCAAGCATTCTGTGAGCAGTTGACATTAATTGAGCATATTCAATAAGCATTTTTACAACGTGCTTATCTAGGTGCTGTTCAGCACAAATTTTGGGGTCTTTATGTAAATAAAAGATATTCATATTATTATACTATCACTCTTTATCTGTTTTGTCAAGCACTTTCTTTTTCTTCTTTTTAAAATTATGTGGATCTGCTTGTGCAAGTGCTTTCATATGTTTCTTATTAAATTCTTCTTCGCTGATGCCTTCAAAGCTGGCATTGTTATCTTGTTTTTCTTTATCTTTTTTACTTTGTTTTTCTAGTTTCTCAACCATCTTTTGCCATTCTTTGGCGTCTTTATCCGTTATCATTCATTAATCACCTCTAACTCTATTGAAGTATGCCATTCGGTCATACTTTTCACACAATTTTTTAAATGTGCTGTACCAATATTTCTTTCCCCAATCAGACGTAGCATCCTTACACGCCTTCTCAGCATTTATTATTCTTTTCATTTCTGTCATATCTTCCATTGTATCTGGTGTCAATTTACTCATTATTTTTCCTCTAGTTGTCTTATTTTATTAATCATTCTTATAACTCTTTTATCATAATCTGCCGTAGTAGAAAATTTATCAAGTGTTTTAATTAATCTCATTGAGTCATTTGTAGTTAATCTTAACTTTCTAAACTTCTCATAAGCAGAGTGATTGTTTAATAAATCAATATAGTATTTTACACTATCACATTTACTAGCAAATACTTTCACGCCCCAACCAGGCCACTTCTCAACACCAATAGGTAATAGATGTGCCACTTCTTCTGACCAAGTTCTAATACCGAATAGATTATTACCTTCTGTAGCAAATCTACTCTTGCCCCAACCAGACTCTAACGCTGCCTGACCTATAATCATTTCGTAAGGTACTCTTAAATGTTTAGGTGTAGTAAAGTTTATATAGTTAATGCATTTATGCATTGCCCTAACAAATTGAATATCATTATTGTAAACGAATTCAGGTTCTTGTAGATCCATTTCTTTGATCTTATCTACATAAAATTTATCAAGTTCAGTATTCACTTTTGCTACTGCTGTTTTATTAGGATAAAAAGTACCCCAACCATAAGCAATTAATCCGAATACAAATAATGCAAATATAATCTTGGTATAAAACCAAGTTTTATCTAACAATTTTTGCCATTGAAGTTTATTAGGCAATTTTACCTGCCTTGATAACACTCCTGATATCTTTTAGAGTTTTACTTTTATCTAGTGTAATTAGATACCATTTAAATCTAACCATATGTACGTTAGATGGACCGACTAGATCAATATCATATTCTCTTTGAAAAGTTAATAAACCTTTTAGATATAGTTTTACAATATCGTCAAATCCTTTTTCAGTATCGTCTTTTTTTATTGTAGGTGTCTTAAATGCACCTTTACTTTTTACTAGTTCTTCTAGTAGTTTCTTTTGTTTAGCATTTAGTTTCATAATGTATTTATCTTTCGTTTAGTTTTTGTATTGATTTTTGTGCTTCGTTTAGTTCTTCTTCTTCTTCTTTTTTAATTGTATTTGCTAGAAGTAAAACAATAACTAAAATCGATATGATTAAAGTCATAGAGCCAATAGCAAATATAAATCCGTGTGATAAATCAAACATATTAGGCTACTATTTCTTTAAAATGTTCTAAAAATAATTCTTTTAATTCTAGTTTTGTTTTTTTCTTTATACCGAAAGTACTTTGAAAATCTTTCATGTGACTACTACAATAGATATGTTTATATGATTTTTTAATATTATCTGTTTTATCTATTCTATAATCTTTTAGATAACTTTTATTAACGCAATGATTAATTTGACATTGTGTATTTTTATCAGTAAACTGATATAACTTTTGTGGTATTTTCATAATGTATCCTTATTGTTGTTGTTTATAGTTGTTAATAATTTTATTAATAGCATTCTTCATATTGATATCAATCATCTTTGTAAGAGTACTATCAACTTCTATTTCTTCTTTGATCTTTTTATTGATCTTATTAATTTGACTATAAGCAATGTTTCTAACCATAGCAAGTGACATATTATTCATAATGTTTTCCTTTGTTTTGTTGTTCATATACTACTTAGCTTATAGGAAAACCAAGGGAAAGTCAAGCATTATTTACATAAAAAAACCCTTGTAAATCAACACTTTTTGAGATACAAGGGTCATAAGATGAGAACAAAACGTGAACAAGTATTATTTTTTCATAAAATTATCGTCCCAATTGAACGCTTCTTTTACTAGATTCGCTGTGAAACCTTTGTATTTGTTATTAACCTTTTGATTGACAACTGCAACTAGGAATTCAGCCTCGTCTGCCGATAGACCTTCTAACATCTGTACAAAAAGCAATTCTCTTTTATTTTGAGATAAAGTATTATCACCACCTTTTGTAAATAGGTATAATCTTTTTGCTTCTTGACTTAATATTGTATGATCTGTACCTAATGGTGCGTCATTAACTTTGTAAGGTACATCACCTTTTGGTAATAACCATTCTATTTTAGAATCAAATGCACCTTTTAAAACCTGTCTTAAAGCTATAGAATCGTGATCTTGTAATACTTTTAATTTTCTAGGTTTATCTTTTGCATTGTTTACCTTTGTAGCAATTTCGCTGTACAAAGGTGGTATTGCTCTACCTACTTCTTGTAGTGCTGCCATACCTCTTTTACTTGCTAATGCTGGGTGTGATACAGGTTGTTGCTGTAATTGTTCATTTTGTTGTTGCGATTGTTGTCTTACCATATCTGGATTCGCAATTGATCCATCTGGATTTCTTCTAATTATAACCATTTTTTTCTCCTTAACAGTTCTTTTGAAGTCTAAAATTCATCTATTGACTCAATTAAAGTTTTAAGTTTTTTGTTAATAAAATAACCTAGAATCTTATCTCTAGTTGCTACTTCAAAATTTTCAAACTCACGATTTATCTTGTCTTCTAATTCCTTAGGAATACAATTTAAATCTATTAATGTTTTATTTCTTTCATAATTTTTTTGTTCTTCATCATTAAAGGTAGGTACGATCTCATTGCACCATGCCTCTATCTTCTTTTTACTTAAAGGTCTTTGTCTTCTACCTTCAATAAAAACATTGTCGTCTGATAGTACGTTTGGTATGCCATCGCTTCTATCACCTTTTAGTATATGTTCTCTAATATATAGACTTGGATTTTCACCGTCACCTACAAACTTGTTAAGCACAGGATTGTATTGTCTTATTCTTGCATTATGTAATTGTATAAAGTCTTTATCACCACTCAATATTAGTAT